CGGCAGCGTCAGAGGTGTATAAGCGACAGCAACAGAACCCCCTCTCAACGGGAAATTTGGGGTTTCAGAGCCCCCCCGCGGGGCTCTGAAACCCAAAATTTCCCGTTGAGAGGGGGTTCTGTGGCTGAGAAAAAAGGCCGCAGTCTAGCCCCTTGCGGGACTACGGCGGCGGCGAAGCGTCACCGTCGCCGGGGTGAGGCTCCTTGCCCGGAATGTCGGGCGGCTGAGCGTGCCGCGTCGAAGGCGGCGCGTGATCGTAAGGCTGCGGAGCGGCCGCCGGAACCTGTGATAAGTGAGGCGGGTCCTGCGCCTGTTGTCCAAGTCGTTGGACACAGTGATGTGGTCGTCATTGAGCAGGTCGGAGCTTATGGGGCTGTCCGTGAGGTGCCGGTGCCGACGCACGAGGATCCTCTTGAGTCCGCGCGTTGGCGTCTTCACCGAACCCGTGCCGCGCTCATGGTTGCTGCGCCGCGTGATATTGCGGGGCTCATGGCTGCTGAACGTGATGACATTGCTGAAATTGCCCGGTTGAAGGAGACGGTACAGCCGAAGGTGAGCAAGCTGGATGAGCTGGCGGCTCGTAGGAAGCGCCGCATCGAAGAGGCGCAGGCTGTTTAGGGTGGAGGTGAGGCTCTGTGGCTGAGAATGGTCAGCTGATGGGGTCTCAGACACCTCGCATTGACGTCACGCCGCTGTATTTCACCTCTGCTGGTGATGATGCGGTGGATTTGGCGGCTGTTGCGGGCCTGCATTTAGACCCTTGGCAGCAGCATGTGCTCCGTGGCGCGCTTGGTGAGCGTGTTGACGGGCGCTGGAAGGCGTTCGAGGTTGGCCTTATTGTTCCTCGACAGAATGGTAAAGGCTCGATTCTTGAGGCGCGTGAGCTTGCTGGCATGTTTTTGTTCGGTGAGCGGCTGATTCTTCACTCGGCGCATCTGTTTGGTACGGCTGTTGAGCATCAGCAGCGTTTGGAGTCGTTGATTCGCGGGTCCGAGCTGGTCGAGTACATGGCTGGGTACGCGGGTGACCCGCAGGGGAAGATGTCAGGCATCAAAACCGGCAACAGCGGCATGTCCTTGACGACTGCGAACGGTAACCGCGTCCTGTTTAAGGCGCGTAGCCGCGGTTCGGCGCGTGGCTTCACCGCAGACCTGGTTGTTTTTGACGAGGCTTACGATTTGCCGCGGTCTGTGCAGGCCTCGATGCTGCCGACACTGGCATCGAAGAGTTTAAATGAGTCTCCGCAAATCTGGTACGCCTCATCTGCTGGCATGCCGGACTCTGAGGTGCTGAAAAGCATCCGTGATAGGGCGCTCTCGCCTGCTGAGGAGACGAAGCTGGCGTTTTACGAATGGTCCGCGTTTGAGGATGCTGACCCGGCTGACCCGGCGAACTGGGCGCTGGCAAATCCTGCGCTTGGTCGGCGCATTTCGGCTGAGTATGTGGATTCGGAGCGTCGCGCGATGAGTGATGAGCATTTCAAGCGCGAGAGGCTCGGCATCTGGTCGAAGGTTGGTTCTTCGTCGGCGATTCCGGCTGATTTCTGGGCACAGTGCCTTGATGCGGAGTCTCGTTCCGGCGTTGAGGTCGCGTTCGGTGTGGATGTCACGCCTTTGCGTGACGTGGCAACGATTGCTGCTGCATCTCGCCGGGCTGATGGGAACGTCCATATTGAGGTTGTTGATAGGCGTGTTGGTACGGATTGGGTGACGGCACGTCTGGAGGAGCTGAAGCGTAAGTGGAAACCTGCCGCGATGGTTTATACGGGTGCTTCGCAGTCGACTGAGGTGATTGCGAAGTCTCCAAAGCTGAAGCGGATGACTACTGGTCTTGACCACCGCACCTATATGCAGGCGTGCGGCGCTTTTTATGAGGCGCTGGGTCGTGCTCAGGTGAGGCATACCGGTCAGGAGGAGCTAGATGCTGCGGTTCAGGCTTGTCGACGTTCTAAGGGCGGCAGTGAGCTGTGGTATTGGACTCGCGATGATCGAGTTGAAGATATTTCTCCTCTGGTGGCGTGCACTCTGGCGCTCCATGGACTAACTGAGAAGGACAAGAAGGGAGGCGGTGCCGGATGGGCCGTATTGTAAAGAACCCGGGTAAGTGGGAGAGCTACTACAACGGCACTGCAAGGCTTGACGCGATTGGCGTGTCTCTGCCTCCTGACGTTCGTGTGCTGGAAATGCAGGTTGGGTGGCCGAAGCTGGCTGTGGATGTGCTGGTCGAGTCGTTGGTGCTCGATGGGTTCTCGATTTCCCGTCACGGCGGTCAGGATGAGGCACCCGAACAGTTGAATCGCATCCTGCAGGCTAATAACTTCCGCACGAAGCTGACGCTGGCACTGACGGAGGCTCTGGTCTCTGGTGCGGCTTTCATGGTCGTTGGTGGAGGCTCTGACCCCTCTATCCCGCATATTTCGGTGCATAAGGGTGATGAGTTTGAGCTGCGGAGGGATGCTACGGGCCGCCTGGTGCAGGCTACCCAGACTTATCGTGATGGTTTGGACACGTATCGGGCTGTGTATGAGCCCGGTGTGACCCGTTTCTTCGCCCTACGTGATGGTTTTGAGGTGCTCACCCATATTGATGGGCATGGCTTCGACGGAATCCCCGTTATCCCCTTTGTGAATCAGATTCGCCTGGGTGAGGAGGGTCGAAGCGAGATTGAAGAGATTCATAAGCTGTGTGACGCGGCGGCGCGAACGCTGACGAACTTGCAGGTGGCTCAGGAGCTTCTGTCCATGCCTGTTCGCTATCTTTTCGGCGATGGTGTGGAGGAAATGTTCGTTGATGAGGACGGTAACCCGCAGCAGAGCCGCCTTGAGGCGTATTTTGGGCGGTTCTTGGTTGGCCCGAGCGGTGCGCAGACCGGTTCATTGCCGGGTGCTGACCTGACTCAGCTGTTGAATACGTTCAAGACTTATGCGTTGCAGGTCGCGTCGCAGACGGGCATCCCGCCGTTCATGCTGGGTGTCTCGACGGAGTCGAATCCCGCGTCTGCGGAGGCGATGCGAAGCGCGAAGGACCGTTTGATTACGAAGGCGGAGCTGAAGCAGAGCATTTTTGGTGACGCTGTAGAGGATTTGGCCCGCTGTGTCCTGGCAGTTGCCGGGGTGGACACTGAGGGGCTTGAAACTCTTGAAGCGCGTTGGCGTGACCCCGCTGTGATTTCGCTGAGCTCTCGCAATGCCCTCATGTTGCAGGCTCAGGCGCAGGGCGTTGTCTCGTCTGAGACGGTGCGTGAGTTCATGGGCTTGTCGCCGGAGCAGTTGAAGCGTGACCGTGCGTTGGACCGTCGTTTGGCGGTGTCGGTGGGAGACCCCGTCTACTAAAGGAGGCGCCGCATGCTTGATGATGTCGCTGCGGCGTATGCTCAGGCGCTCGCTTCAATTGGCGGTGCGTTTGTGGAGGCTTTCACTGATCTGCTGTCTGCGTTTGACCTGTCAGACCGGGCATCAGCTGAGAGGCTGGTTCCTGCGGCGCACCGTGTAATTCAGCGGCACCGCCGTCAGGCTGTCGAGGCCGCTAACGATTACTTGGACGCGTCTGCGGCGCCGTTTGGCGCGCTCGCGTATCATCCTGAGCCTGAGTCCTATACAGTTCAGGCGGTCAGGAAGCTATTTCGTGAGAATCAAGGAGCAACACCTGAGCGGCTAGCTGCTGCGGCGCGGCGTCACGTGGTGATGGCTGGTCGCAGGCAGGTGATGCGGTCTGTCCTGGATGCTGAGTTCGATGAGTTTGCGTCTGAGGATGAGCGTGAGCGTCATGAGCGTGGGTCGGTCACGTTGGAGGGCTTCGATGAGGCTCTGGCGGCGGTGAATGATTCAGCTGATGAGGCTCTGCGTCGGGCAGAGGCGGAGGCAGATAATGCTGATGCTGATTCTGAGCTTCCTCGCCTTCGCCCAGTTGGTTGGGCGCGTGTTCTGCAGGGGCGCTGGTCTTGCGGGTTCTGTATCATGCTTGCCGCGCGCGGCGCGGTTTATTCGTCTGCTGACGCGGCACAGCTCGTAGCTGCTGAGGCTGGCAAGAAATCCCGTGAAGGGGGCTTCCTCTCCCGTCGTGCGAGAACTGAGCTGCGGAAGAAAAACCCGAGAGCGTTCCATGAGCATTGCGACTGCATCGTGGTGCCCGTTTTTGACCCGGACAACTGGTCGGGGCGGGCTGAGCAGCAGAGGCTGGCTAAGTTTTATCGGGAGACGGTCGAGAAGGAAGACCGTAAGTACGAGGCAGACCCAGAGGGGTATGAGCCAGTCAAGATCTCGACAGTGCTATCGCGTGAGGCTGAGGCTTGGCAGGAGGCTGAGCGGCTTGATGGTAAAGGAGAGCAGGTTGCCCCGAAGTATTATGGGGCGCTTGCTTCTGAGATTCCTGATGGCGAGAAGTTGTACGGGCATGAGCTGCTGTTCTTGCTGAGGTTTGAAGCGTTGGGGAATAAGGCTCGGTGGATTGAACGACCGACACCTGATAAAGACGGCGCGATGAAGCCCAGCAACGATTTTATTTGGCTGAATAATGGCGAACTGATTAGTGAGCTGAAATCCTCAAAGAACAAGTACTCGACAATTAAAACCCGAATTTCTGATGCGGTTAGGAAAGCTGAGGCACATGGGGTTCAGAAGAAGAACTTCGTGGTTGATTTGGGAAACAAGTATTTGGACCAAAAATTGGAGAGGCAACTGCGAATGTACAATGTACGCAATCCTCAAGCCCCTATTAAAAATTTGTACGTTATGCACTCTCGGGGACAATATTTAACCCCCATTCAGCTTGAATCCGCCAAGGACAGTTGATAGACTGTAGGTAAGGAGTTAGACAATTCCCCTGCAACCCTGAGCCTCACCTATTGGTGCGGCAATAATGCTTGGGCGGCCGCGGCTTTTATGCTTCGGTCTAGAGGACCGTTCGGGGGCGTCACTGGCTAACTCCTTATAACTTTTGTGAAAGGCATCCTGCTAAGTGGCAGGGTGCCTTTTGCTATACCCGAAAGGAACAATGATGAGCGAAGTACCTACCGCTGAGGCAAAGGTTGAAGAGACCACCGAAACTACACCCCCGTGGGAACGTGATGGCGAGACCTTCGACCCCGAACGCGCCTGGAAGCTGGTTCAGAACCTGAAGGCTGAGCTGGCCGCGGTGAAGGCGAAGCAGGCAGAGGCACCTGAACCTACTGCTGCTGAAGAGCCTGCGCAGGAACCCGAGGCTAAGCCCGCTGAGGCTGAGACTCCTGAGTCGCAGGATGATTCTGCGGCGCAGATTGCGTCCCTGCAGGCTGAGCTGGCGCGTGTGAAGGCGCTCGCCTCCGTTGGCCTGTCCCAAGACTTCGCACCCTTCGTGCCGGGTGCGACCAGCGAGGAAATCGAGAAGAACCTCGCAACTCTGCAGAAGCTCATCAGCGATGCCGCGAACGAGAAGACCGAGGCGGTCCTCGCGGCGGCTCCGAAGAGCCGAGGCATGGCGCCGAACCCCGCACAGCACGCGGCACCGGCACGTGATGCCTATGAAGAGGCAGCAGAGATTATCTTCGGCTAAACGCCCCTAATATTTGAGCCCTTACCGAGACGGTGAGGGCTTTTTCTATACCCAAAACTTGATTGGAGACCCAAATATGAGCGCAACCGCGACTCTTGAAACCTTTAAGACTGGCGGTATCCTGCCGCAGTCGTTCGCCCGCAACATCATCGGCCGAGTCTCTGAAGGCTCCGTCGTCCAGAAGCTTGCAGGCACCACCCCTATCCCGATTACCGGCACCACCATTTCCGTGCAGACCACCCAGCCGCAGGCTGGCGTGGTCGGTGAAGGCCAGGCAAAGCCCGTGACCAACATGGGCGTGACCTCAAAGACCATCAAGCCCATCAAGGTGGCAGCCCTCATGTACTGGAGCATGGAGGCGCGCCAGGCTGATCAGTCCGGCTACCTGAAGCTTTTGGAGAAGGAAGCAGCTGCGGCGATTACCCGCGCGTTCGACCTCGCCATCCTGCACGGCAAGAACGCGCTCAACGGCCAGACCATTGCTGGCGTTGAGTGCATTAATCAGACCACCAACCGTATTGAACTGGGTGCAACCGCTAAGGACAAGGGCGGTCTGACCTCTGAGCTTCTGGCTGGTGCGGATCTGGTGAACCTGAACGAGAACTTTGACTTTGACCTGAGCGGTTTCGCCGCCGATAAGTCGTTCAAGTCCCGTATCTACGGTGCAACCGACACCCTCGGCCGCCCCATCTACTCCGATAGCGTGAATCTGAAGGACAACCTGGGTAACCTGCTGGGTCTGCCCGTCTCCTATGGCCGTGCTGTCTCCGGTAAGGTTGGCGCATCTGCGGACACCAAGGTTCGCGCCTTCGGCGGCGACTGGAACGCATTGAAGTACGGCTTCGTGGATAAGATTTCTATCCGCCGCACCGACCAGGCGACCATCAACGACGGCGGCACCCAGGTCAACCTGTGGCAGAACAACATGGAAGCGATGCTGGTGGAGGCTCAGTTCGGCTGGGTAATCACTGACAAGTCCGCGTTCGTCGCCTACGAAGACAAGGTCGCTGACCCGAAGTAATCGGGCGCTGGTAGAGAAGGGAGGCGTACATGGTGAGTGATTCACTGACTATTGCGACGGCTGACGATGTGAAGGCTGCGCTCCGCAGGGAGTTTCGTGGTGACGAAGAATCCTACATCGCCTCCCTGCTTTCCAAGGCGGAAAACCTGATTCGTGTCCGCTACAAGAGACTGGACGAGCTGGTTCTTGATGAGGTCGTATTCAACCTGGTCAGGAATATCGAGGCTGAGGCTGTCGCTCGTGTGCTTCGTGCGGATGATGGCGGCATTTATAAGTCTGAGACGGAAGACGGGTACTCGTACCAGCTGAACTATATGGTCGCGTCCGGTCTTTTGGACATTCTGGAGAAGGACTGGAAGAACCTCGCACAGGCAACGGGAACCGGCAGGTACCGGACCGTTGCGCCTGCGACCGATTGTTATGCTGCGGCACGGTACAGTGGGCGCGCTGCTGCGGGGCCGTGGCAGTTTCAGTACGGGTGGCCTGGGCAGGATTCGATTTCATGCCGCCGCTACCTCTAGGAAGGAGCGAGTCGCATGAGCCGAATCCGTAAAGGTCTCCACACCGTCATCGTCTACCCACGCACCCGCACTGTGGACGCGTATGGTGACGTGGTTGAGACGCTAGGGGCAGGTGTGCCTGTCCAATGTAATGTCCAGCCGTCGAGTGCGAACGAGGTTCTCGACATGCCTGGCGGGCTCACCCCAACCAGCGTTTACCGGATCAAGTACTGGCCGGGGGAGCATGGCGGCGCGCCGTGGCCAGGCACATCAGATTCTCTCATCGAGATTGACGGACAGAGATTCGAGCAGCGCGGTGAGCCGCAGATCTCTCGGATGTCCTCAACCACAGGGCATGTCAAGGTGTTTGCGGTGGCGTACACGCCAGGTAGGGGAGGGGGAGCCAATGTCATGGGTTGAATCTGACATCGAGCTAGAGGTGGCGCGGCAGGCATCGCGCACCCCTGAGTTCGCCGCCGCCGCCCGTGAAATCCAAGCGGCAGTAAAGGCAGCGGCTCCCAAGGACACTGGCACATTCGCGGCATCAATCGTGATGACCACACATGTGACTCCTCGAGGAGTCCACGACAGGGTCATCACATCGCTCGATGAAGCGGCAGTGCCTATCGAATTTGGGTTCACCAGCCCGAACGGCAACCGAACCCCAGGGCACCATGTTTTTGGAAAGGTCGCCCACGCTTTTAAGGACCGCCGATGAAGCCAGTTGATATTTCAGCCATCGTGCAGAAAATTCTCTCCGCACTGCCGGGTGTAGCTGTCTCTGGCGGGGCGACCTCCCAGACTCTCGGCAAGCTGCCGGCATGTATTTGGGAGGTTGTCTCAGCGGTGCCGGCTACTGGATCCCCCAGGATGGGTCACGCAGTAGATGCGGCTGTAAACGTTCATGTTTACGCTCCAAGTCGGGGTGAGTCGATGCGGCTATGTGCTGAGGCGGTTCAGCTGCTCGAAAAAGCGCACTCTCTCGGCCCGATAGTAGAGGGCAGTTACGTGGCGCGGTGCTGGGTCGAGGCTGAGCCTATCCTCGCAGGCAGCCACACGCTCCACTCTGCGCATGTAACCGAAACCCGAGCCACCGTGCGCATCGTCGCACGAAGCTCAACAAATACTTAGGAGGTGGCCGACCTTGGCCAACGTTATTGAAGATTCGAAGCTCTTTTACACGGGCTTCACCCATATTTTTGTTGCGGAGCCGAATACTGAGGCGCCCGACCTGACGAAGTTCAAGTTCGGTACTGCCAGCACCTACGGCTCCTGGGTGTGGATTGGCGACACCGACGAAGAAGAGCCGTTCTCGGTCGAATCTGATGGCGGCGAGATTGAGTACCTCCGCACTGCGGACCGTGTTAAGGCTCGCTCTAAGCGCTCGGATGTGACCGTTACCGGCACCGTCAAGGCACTTAGCGTGTCTCGTGAAGTTTTTGAGCTGGCGTTTGCCGGCGGTACTTACGATGCGGTGAAGAAGTCGTTCAAGGTGAAGGGCAAGACCCTTGACTCGAACAAGGCAGTCTTGGCGGTCTTTGAGGACGGCAAGAACGTTGCGGCTATTCGCCTGCCGAACACGAATGTGGCTGGTAAGTATCCGGAGTTTGGCATCGAGAAGTTCGCTGTCACTGAGCTGAACTTGGGTATCTTGCCGGGTAGCGATGCGACCCTTGCTGAGTTCTTCGAGCCCCGCGCTGTCACTGCCTAACCCCTATCCCTGATTGAGAGGACACCACATGCCTAAGAAGGTTGCAGAGCCTGTAGTTGATCTGCCCGAGTTCACTGAGCTGGATGGCCATGAGCTGCTTATCGCTCCGTGGGAGCTGAAGACTGGCCAGCGCACCCGCCTCGCTGGCCGCCTGAACGTGATTCGACAGCTGTCGGAGAAACACGGTGAGGATTCTCTGGAGGCGATGGACGGCATTGCCGACCTGTTGGATTTTGTCTCCGAGCATTACGCGCTGGATGAGGCGGCATGGGAGGATTGGGCACGCGACAAGCAGCTTGATGCTCTTGTGACGCTCGTGGGTGCGTACATGCAGGCATCGGGAAAATCTCAGCCCTCCTCGAATCAGCACTAAAGTACCCGGCGCTTGACCTGGAGCTACAGCTCTTAGGGGTCGATGTTGAGTCTATCGATTCAGCCCGCGCGTTGCGGGTAGCGCTGGCAGCTGTGGAGAAGCTGAAGCACGACCCGAACAGTCTGTGGCGGGCGGAGCTCCTGGGCAACCCTGACCTGGTGGGTTGGGGTGTCCAGGAGTTCCTGTCTGCTGGGCTGGTCAATATCACCCGCGCGATTGCGAAGGGCGGCAAGCTCAGCAAATCGGAACAGGTTGAGGTCCCGCAGCCGAAGAAAAAGAAAACGTCACATGCCGTCAGGGTGGGTCCTGGCGGCATTGATTTTTCTGGCATCAAAGCGATTCTAGGAGGTGGATAAATGGCTAAGGTCGGTATCCGCGTCTACCCGAACACATCACGGTTCCGTGGAGATTTGAAGCGCGCGCTGGACCGTGTCGAGAAATCGACCGTGGCAAAGGTCACCGTGGTGCCTGTGTTGGACCGGGCGGCTATGGGGCGCCTCCAGCACGCTCTGAATGGTCTCACCGCCACCGTATCGGTGGATGTGAACATTCAGAAGGCTCTGCACCAGATGGATAACCTGTCTGCGGGGAAGATTGCAAAAATCTCTGCTGATGCGGATGTGGAGCAGGCTCAGCGCGCGCTGAAGAAGCTCGAAGAAGCTCGAAAGTGCACGGTTAACGCTGATGCGGACACAGGTGCGGCTGCGGCGAAGCTGGGGGCGTTGGCTCGTCCTCGCGTGGCGGTGATTAGTCCGGTTATCAACTCGTCTGCGGCGGCATCTGCGGCATCTGCGTTGGCGGCACTCTCTGGTGGGCGTGTTCTTGGTGACGCGGTTTCAAATGTGCGTGAGTTCGCGTCGAATCTAGACCGGTTGACTCCTCGCATTGCGGCGACTGGCGCGGCGTTGGCGTCGATGTCGTCTGTTGGTATTGTTGCGGCGCAGAATATTGCTGCGGTGGGTGCGTCGCTGGTGTCGATTGGCCCGGCGGCGCTGGCATTGCCCGGCATCTTTGCGGGCTTTGCCACTGGTTTGGCGGCGTCTGCTGATGGCCTGCAGAACATTCTGCTGGCGATGGATGAAATCGGCGGTCGCGGCTCGTTCATGGACGCTCTTCGAGACGCACGATATGAATTTGGGCAGGGGTTCTGGGCAACCGCAAAGGCTGGGTTGGCTGATCTGGTCGCTAATGGTGTGAACCCGTTTTTTGACGCATACAAGAGCCTTGGCCCTGTTGTCGGCTCATTCTGGGGCGAGTTCTTCCGCGGAATGTCGCAGGGCATTACTGCTATCGGCGGCATGACCTCACTATTCGCGCCGTTGCGTGAATCTTTTGCTATTGCTGCCGCTGGTGCGGCCCCGCTGGCTGAAGCACTTGTACGGATTGGTGCGATTGGCGGCGCATATTTGCCGTCGATGGCGGAAAGCTTCACCCGTGCCGCTAACGCATTTGCTGAATGGTCGGCGTCTGCTGACGCGGCGACCTCAATTCAGAACGCTGTCACCGTTGCAGGTGACCTGATGCGGGTTCTCAGCGGTGTTGCCGGGGTTATCGGCGCTATCGGTACCGCGGCGTTGGCGGCGGGCGGCTCGCCGCTGAAGGCTGTTGCTGACGGACTTCAGGGTGTTGCGGGCGCGTTGAAATCTGTTGAGGGGCAGAACGCTCTCGTGAGTGTCTTTGAGTCTGCTCGCCGGGCAGTCGATAATCTGAGCCCGGCAATCGGTGAGATTGGGCGTGGTCTGGGTGCTCTGGCGCCGTCGCTGGGCTCGGCGATGGAAAACGGCGCGGCGGCTGTCGGGCGTCTGGGTGAGGCTATCGGCAAGATTATGCAGAACCCTGCGGTTGGTGCCGGCATCAAGATCATGTTCGTTGGCATCAAGAACGCGGTGGATGCTCTAGCGCCCGGCTTGGAAGCGATGGCTCCCGTCTTCGGCGCGCTGGGCGAGGCGGTCGGGGCGATTGCTCAGACCCTGGGCACTGTCTTTGGTGCCGCGTTGCAGGCTGTTGCACCGATGTTGCAGGTGATGCTGCAGATGGTGGTTCCGCTGGCGCAGAGCCTGGGGCAGATGCTGGTCCCGGTGATTCAGCAGCTCGCGCCGGTGTTCACGCAGATTGCAGTGGCGCTGATGCCGGTGGTGCAGGCGCTGATTCCTGCTCTGATGGCGGTGTTCCAGGCTCTGGCTCCGGTGATTGTGCAGGTCGTTCAGGCTCTGGTTCCGCTGGTGGTGCTGTTCGCTGAGCAGCTAGTGAAGACTCTGAATTTCGTGACGCCGTTGATCCAGGCGCTTGGCCCTGTGTTTGTGGAAATTGGCAGCGAAATTGTTAGCGCAATTCAGACGGTTACTGCCATTTTCCAATGGATGGCTGACATGACGGATAAGTCACTGGCAGCGTTCGGTGCGGCATGGCAAATTGGCACGCAAGCTGTCGGTGCGGCGGTCACCTGGATTGTCACCTCAATCGGCAAGCTGTTCGGCGCTATTAGCTCCACTATTGGCAATATTGCTCAGGCTGTCAGTGCTGGCTGGAATGCGGTTGTCAGTTTTGTGTCCACGGGTGCGCAGGCTGTCTGGAATGCTGTCTCTGGCGCGTTTTCTCGCCTTGGCAGTATTGTTGGTGACGCGATGGGTGCGGTAGGTAATGCAATTTCTACTGGTATTTCTCGCGCGGTCGGGTTCTTCGGAAACCTGGGACGCGGCGTCATCAATTCTCTCTCTAACCTGGGTCGAAACATGTGGACGCTGGGACACAACCTCATGGTTGGTTTCATCAACGGCGTTGCTGGGCTGGGCCGGAGGCTGATTGATGCTGTGCTGGGTCCTGTGCAGGGCGCAATCGATGGCGCGAAGCGCCTGCTGGGGATTCATTCCCCGTCGAGGGTCTTCCGACAGATTGGCGTGTTCACTGGCGAGGGCTTTGTGCAGGGTATCTCTGCGATGGAGTCTGCGGCACAGTCGAGCATGCGTGATTTGGTGGCGCCTCCCGAGGTGCCGGCTATCGCATCGGTGGCGGCGTCGACCGCGTCCGTCGTCCCTGTTACGCCTGCTGGTGGTCCTGCCAGCGGTGGCAGTGTGAACGCATCGGATGAGGCGCTTATTCAGATTGCGGAGGCGCTGTCTCAGCTGCAGGCTGTGGGTCCGCGCGACTTCCTGATGATGCAGCGTCGTGCTGAAAGGATGGTCTAATGTCGGGTTGGATTGGCACGCTAGGCGCGCTGTCTGAGGTGCTGTGGAAGGTGTCGCTGAGTGAGAGCACGCCTGCACGTTTTGCGTTTCAGCAGGCGGCGGGGAGAAGGTGGGCGTTTTTAGCGTCCCCTGCTCCTCGCCGCAGCTGGAACGTAGAGGTGAAGGGCACTCAGGAGGACACCCGCACATTGGCTCAGTTGGCGCATGCGGCGCCGGTGGAACCTCTGGTGTGGGTGAGTGAGGTTGCGGCGCTAACCAATGTCCTCACCCCGGCGCAGTCTCTCATGGTGGGGATGAGCAACCGTGGTGCGATGGTGACCTCTGACGGGTCTGTGGCGCTTTCGTCTCTGGGCGGGTCACCTCGCACGGTGGCGGCTGACCGTGTCCCGGTGCTACCGGGCAAGCCGTTTACTGCCACGGTGGAAGCGGCTGGCAACGGCGCGATCTTGGGCGTTCAGATGTTTACCGCCGCTGGGACTGCGGTGGGGGCGACAGCCACTGCCGTGGCACGTGGCGCTAACGTTCAGCGCCTTGTCGTGAGTGTCCCCGTGCCGCCGGCTACGGCGGCGTATGCGACGTTGACGCTGGCCGCGGGTGGCCAGTTTTCTCGACTCTCGGCGACCTGGACAAAGGACGCGCCTCCGTGGGATGTCGGTATGGGTGCCGCATCGGTCGTGATTGGTGACGTCGAGACGACGATTGAGGATGTGCATCACGCAAGTGGCGCGGTGTGGCGGTCTGTGAGCGCGAAGATTGAGGAGGTCGGCTAATGCTTCCTGGTGTGTATGATCCTGGCGATGTGATTGACGCGAGCCTCAGCATCTTTGTGGATGGGGTGGAGCGAGAGCACCTCTCTGCAGAGTGGGAGGGGCATACTAGTGGCGGTCTGCCTGAGTCTCTGATTGCGGCTGGTGACGGCGTTTTTTCCCGCACTGGCAGGATCAAGTGGGCATCAGGCACGGCGACCACTGTTGAACCTTTTGCTCCTGTTGGGGAGGGCCGGTGGGTTCCGCGGCCTGGCGCCTCAGTGAAAATTGTCGCAGAAGTCAATGGTGAGACGTTCCTCCGGTTCACTGGTTCATTGGGGGCCTCGACATACTCGCTGGTTACTGATGAGGTCGAGACTACGATTAGTGACGGCCTTTCGGCTGCGTTGCAGACTCCTGTGACGATTGAGCCGGCTGTGCTGTATAAGTCTCAGACTACTGGTGGCTGGCCTGCGTATCAGGCGCTTGAGCAGGCTGGGTACGGTCTCTTGCCGCCAATCACTGAGACGACGCTGATTCATGCTCCTGGGGCGTTCGGACTAGGGGCAGGGGTCGGTGAGTTTGTTTCGGCTGGCTCTGTGAGTGAGGCTGCGCCAGGGTTCCTCACCTCTACTAACACCATTTATCATCCAGCCAAGGGCTTTGACCGTCATGCTGAGGATGTCCTGGCTGTGACGCGTGCGGCCCCGAACCGTGATGCGTCTGTCTCCCTTAAGCTTCGCGGAGAGGCTGAAGTCATGCTGGTCTGGTCGCGAGGCGCGTCCCTGCTGACGCTCTCGCAGGGAGGCCAGCTCATTGGGCAGGTTAAGGTGCCGTCCCCGCAGAAGTACCAGCTGCTGGCTTTCGCGATTGCGTGGGATTCAATCACCGTCTGGACCGACACATCTCACAGCCAGAAGTTTAACCGCCGACTGAATAATGACGCAGAGCTAGAAACTGCCTCCTGCTCAAACACTCTCGGCATCCACGTGTCTCAGCATGAGCCGATTATCGGCGATTACTCGCGGAATCATGTGGCGAAGATGGTACGTCAGACTCCGCCGAAGATTCTTGCGTCAGCAATCGCGACGGAGCCTCTCTCCGCCACGAGGGGTTTTGAGAATGTGGAAGCAGCCGAAGTCGTCACAGCATGGTGCAATGCGACGCTGTCGACGGTATGGGTGGATGAGGAAGGCACGCTAGTGATGGCGGCTCGTGACCGTCTCGCTTCCTCCTCCTCTGTTGTGACTGATGTCGTCTCTGAGAGGGTCTTCGCCGGTTCATGGCAGACGGCTCGTGATGGCGTGCGATCGCTTGTGCGCGTGAATCATCTTGTGCCTTCGGCTGATGACGGCGCGTGGGCCGCAGGGCGCGGCGGGAAGAGCTTTACCGGCGCCGCCGCGGTTGCTTACGACGCTTCGTCTTCGACTCCGCTGACGCAGAACAGCGACAACGTCCAGTTCATTAACTGGGAGGACAATGTCGACGTCATCGGTCTCGACACAAACTACCGCCCGATTGTGAACGCGAAGAAGAAAATCTTCGACTGGGACGCGTTCAACAAGCTCACCGGTTCCTGGTGGGCTATCTCGTTTGAGAACAACGAGCAGCCTCCTGGCTGGCGGTGGACTGGTGGTGAGCCGCAGCATGAGACTCTCACCGGCAAGCTAGAGAAGCTGGGACAGCGCGGCGTGAAGCTCACGCATCGCGTCGACACCGTTAAGGGTGGGAACGGCAAGACCTACTCGCTGGTCGCGCCGTCACTCGGCGTGGGTACGCTAGGCCAGTGGGCGTGGGGCCGCCCGATGCCGATGCTCCGTGCGGATTGGGTCGTGACGTGGGAGAAGAAGCACCTCACGGCGTATTCCCGTAAGAGCGGTGCAGGGGTGTTCACGCTTGATGCCGGATGGTATGTCACGGCGAAGGATGCGAGGAAGGTCGCAGAATCTCTTGCTCAGGAAATCGGCACAGAGCGCATCACGTTTGATGCGATTTCTATGCTGTGGGACCCCCGCAAGCAAACAGGCGACACTATCACGCTGAACGCTGGGCGGTGGGTTGCTGAGTGCATCATCACTGGCTCTCGTGAGTCGTGGGATGGTCGAGTCCCGACCGTCTCATACGATTTGGAAGCGAAGAAGGTGACTGCTGCTTCTCCGAGTGAGGAAGCGGCAGCTCCTGCGGCGGCGCCGCGCCCGAATAAGCCCGGCAGTGATGGCTGGGGATATGTTGCCCCGCCTGCACCGCGCCCGAACAACCCCAGTAGTGATGATGGGGGGCATGTTGCCCCGGTTGCACCTACGGTACGTCCCAGCCTGGACATGTCCGAGGTCCGTGACTATGTAGACAAACAGCAACGCATTTTGGATGCGAAGCGCTCCTACCGGGCACGGATGCGCTCGATTGTGCCGCCCACCTATTTTTACCCCGACTACTGGAAGCCGGTCTCGGAGCAGAACTGGCACACCATGGCGCAAGCCGCCGAAGTCTGTCCGTTCCTCATCATCAACCCGGCCTCTGGCCCCGGAGAAGGCCCCGGCTCCCCGCAGTACAAGGATTTCACGAATCAGCTCAAGCTCAACAGGGGTGAATACGGGCAGAAAATCTACGGCTACATCAGGACGGGTGCATCGATTGGGCAGCCTCGCGACCTGGAGACTCTGTTCGATGAGGTGCGCAAGTACATCGACTGGTACGACGTGGACGGCATCTTCTGGGATGAGGCGTATAACGGCTGGGGCGATCAGGCAGGCAAGGAGGAATTTCACCGCCGCATCGCCGACCGCTTCAATGCGCTGTATCCGTGGATGCCCACAATTGTGAACCCCGGTGCGAACACCACCGCAGGGATGGTCGGCACTGGCTGGCACATGATGACCTTCGAGAACGAAGCGTCCCTGTATCTGACTGATAAGTACCTGGTGCAGGAGCACTATAAGGGGCAGCCGCGGCAGATGTTCTGGCATTGCATCCACGACATCACGGGGTTTGAGCAGGCGGTGCAGGTGCTGCGCCTGGCGGACACCCTGAACGTGGGCATCCTTTATCTGACGGACGACACAATCTGGGAGACCAAGAATGGAGTGCGTTCCAGGACGGCGAACCCGTACGATCGTTTGCCGGCGGCGTGGCTGTGGAGGTTGCAGATTGCGTGGGCGAAGGGTGATCTGGAGGATTACCTCACCCAGGTTGATATTCTGCGGCAGAACCTTGCCGTGCTCCAGTCTGCTGGGGCTCCGGCGGAGGCGCTGACTGCTGCGAGGTTGAAGATTCAAGCGATGACAGGAGGTAACTAGATGGGTGTGAGTGACCAGCTGGCAGAGTCCGGTTTCGTGCCCGCTTATGGGCTGGTGACGGCGAAGTTCGTTACGCACCAGCGCGCGGCCGGCGGTGAAGCGGATGGTGTGCCGGTGCAGGGGCGTGTGGTGTTTACGCCGACTACGCGGGTTGCGGACGCTGGGACGAAGCGCATTTATGTTCCTGCGCCTGTGACCGGGTGGCTGCGTGACGGGGTGCTCTGGGATGCGCCGCGCGGCGGGAGCCAGGGGGTGCGCCTGATGGCTCCGAGCCCGGGGGCGGTGCCTTCTGAATGGGGGTACCGTGTGGAGGCGCAGCTGCGGGATGTAGCGGGCTGTTCCGCGCAGCTGCCGTACCCGAGCATTTATGTTCGCGCGGGGGAGACGCTAGATTTGGCGGCGGTTGCCCCCGCCGGTGCGGAGAGCACGATTCCTGCGCCGGTACCGGTGAAGGGTGACCCTGGCGAGCCTGGCCCCAAGGGCGAGCGTGGTGAGGCTGGAGAGCGAGGCCCCAAGGGCGACCCTGGCGAGCCTGGCCCCAAGGGTGACCGTGGCGAGCGTGGCGAGCGTGGCGAGCCCGGACCCAAGGGGGACCCTGGTGAACGTGGCGAGCGTGGCGAGCCCGGACCCAAGGGTGACCCTGGCGGGCTGGACGCGGAAGCAGCCGCACTCGTGCAACGCCTCGCCTCCGGGGCAGCCCCGCGCGATACTGGCTGGCGACGCGAAGAGTCCCCAGCCCTCGCCGCCGGAGCTCTCTTCTACCGTCGCGTCGGAGACTGGTGCATCATCGCCGCCCACGGCGGCCCATGGGACACTATCACTGTCCACGACCGCCCAGACATCACAGATTTGAATTACCAAGACAGGGGCGAAAAGATTCGTCTCAGCAACAACGTTCCACCCGGGTGGCAATCCAACAATCCTGTACTAGCCCCCGTGGTCACAGACACGGGAGAATCCCGAGGGATCATTCTCCTCCATTCAAGGAGCGACGGGAATCGTATCACCTGGCGCCGCGGGACCCTGGACCTTTCCCCCGGAAACCGAACCAACCTGCGGTGTGGCCTGCTCATCTACCCAGCCTCCGATCCGTTCCCGACCGTACTGCCGGGCACCCCCGCCTAAATACGGCGCGGGCGCGACAGAAAATATTCACTTCGAAGAAAGGAAGGTAACCAGTTATGGCTACCAAGATGCTGTGGAGGTGTCATGAAGTCTGACATATTCCCGCCGGAGGTCTGGGCGCTCGGTGGCGTAATCCTGGGCACTCTAATCCCAGCGTTCTTTGCTTTCATCACAGGCAGGCAGCAGGCGAAGCACGAATCAAACAAGGTTCTAATCGAGGCTCTGGAGCGCCGCATCGGTGACTTGGAGAAGCACCTGCGAGAGGAAACTGATGCCCGCCGCTCGTTGGAGACTGAGGTTCGCACCCGCGAAGCGGAAGCACACTCTACCGCCGACAAGGCGCGGTGGGTAATGAGCATCGCGATCTCTCATATTAACCGCCTGGGTGCTCATATCGAGTCAGGGTCTCCGCCTCCGCCTCCGCCGCTACCGGCAGAGGTAGCAGAATGGGTCGAGAAGGAGCTCTGGACCGCGCGTCTGCCACAGAATCAGGCAAATAACCAGCCGGCGGGTTAGCTGGCGAACATAAATGTTGAGGCAGGTGTCCCTGTAGTAGGGGTGCCTGCCTCTCCTTAATTAAAAGGAGTAGCGATGAGGTATCTCGTCGAAGTTATTGAGGCTGAGCAGTCGACTCAGCCACAGTCGGTGCAGGCACCTGCAGCGCCTGCACACCGTACCGTGAATGTGGTGGATGCTGGTGCAGACCCGACCGGTGCGAAGGATTCGACCGCGGCGATTAACGCGGCTATTCGTCGCGTACATGAGGCGGGCGGCGGCACCGTACACCTACCTGCAGGTAGCTATAAGGTGTCCGCGCCGTTCATTGAATTGCTCGGCGGTGTGCATCTGCAGGGTGCTGGTCGCGAGTCGACCGTGATTTTTGCGGACACTGGCGCCGGGTCGGAGCAGAAGACGGCAATCATCCACGCCGGAAGTTGGTTCACCCCGCGTGTCGGCAAGGATAACCTGCTGATGGGTGTCTCGGATTTGTGGATTAAGTCTTCTCATCCTCGCCCGTCGCACGTCTCGTCAACGACCCCGCGCCCTGGGCAGGATGGTATGCACCCGAATATCGGCGGCATCCTGCTACACACTGAGCTGGGAGACAATCCTCCTGAGCCCGACGGCTCCCACCGCATTGAAAACGTCCTCATCTGGGACGTCGCTTTCGGCGTAGCAGTCCTCGGCCTCGATGACCAGGGATGCCAGCTGCGGAACATCCGCGTCCGCCGCACTCTAGGCGCTGGCGTCGTCATTGGCAAGTCCCCGGAGCACATCACCTCTGTGACGGCTGGTCGCCGTGAAATTGGTGCAGCGGACAACATCCTCGACTGCGTGGACGTGTCAGGTGCGAATATTGCTGGCGGCACTAATGCTGGCTTCGAGGTTTACGCGACCAACACCACGCTAATCGGTTGTAAGAGCTGGTATAACCGCCGCAGTATCCACGGCATCGACGGCAAGCCGGCAGGCATCTGGGATACCGCCAGCAACCATAAATTCACCGCCGCCGGCGCAGGCTTCTTCATCCGCGGCGGACGCAACATGCTCGCCTCATGCACCGCCCAGGAAAACGGAGGACACGGCGTGGTCATCGTCGGCCATTCCTCGCAGATCACCGGATGTCGCAGCGCCTCCAGCTCCTGGCACGACTGCGTGAGCGGTGAGGCGAAGCCGTCCGAGGCGGCTGACTTCTTTATCGCGAACTGGGCTCACCACCTCATCCTGAGTTCGAACATTGCTCAGGCAGAGTACAAGGGCCGCGCCGCTCGCACCGGCTTCGCAATCGAGAAGTGGAGCCACGACGTACAGGGCAGGTCGAACCTGGCTATCGACCTCCCTACCCCTCACATTGCCAAGAGCCTCGGCGCGTTCAACCGTGTCGAGATCAACCACGAAACCCTCAACTAAGGAGAAAGAATATGCTCCTCCTCGAGCCCGACAGCAAGCTCGTTACTGAGCTCGCTCCCAGTCCCAACCACTACGACGGATACTACGAGCGCAAGAGCTCCTGGGTAGTCCTCCACACGATGGAAACCCCCGAGAACTCTAACGTTGCCCGCAACATCGCCACCGGCTGGTTCTCCCGCACTGAGGCTCAGGCCTCCGCACACTATGTTGTTGGCGACACTGAAATCTTCCAGTGCGTGAACGAAGGCGATTACTCTTGGGCAGCCATGCCGACAGGCAACGCTCATGGAATCCATATCGAGATGGCCGGCCGCGCCTCACAGAGCCGTAGCGAGTGGTTTGACGACTACTCCCGCACCATGCTGGAGCTGGTTGCCGCCCTCACCGCAGACATCTGTGCACGACATGGCATCCCTGTCCGAATCCTCACCGATGCACAGCTTGCCGCTGGCGAGAAGGGTATCACCTCTCATGCCGCGATCAGTCGCGTCTTCCGAGAATCTGACCACACGGACCCCGGCTACGGCTTCCCCTGGGATTATTTCCTTGAGCGAGTCCAGGCGCACCGCAATGGCAACGCCAACATCTCCGCTGGAGCCCCGCCGGCACCGGCCCCGCAGCAGAGCACCCCTGCACAGCCGGCAGGCCCCACCCCGCTCCCTGACGGCCTCTGGTACAACGCCCGCGGTTGGTTCACTGCTGACCGACGGCTGGAGGTCTCCGCCGACACCGAGGTAGATTCCCCGCCGCTCGGCTACTACACCGCCGGCAACGGCTTCAACTACGACGGCTACATCGCTAACAACGGCTACGTGTGGCTCAGTTACATCTCGTGGGCTGGTCCGCGCCGATACGTCGCCGTAGGCCCCAACGACGGCCGCACAGACACCACCTGGGGCACCGGATTCTAAAACCAAAAAGGAGAAAAAATTATGACCGCACAGAAGCTCGCATCCCTCCGCAACGCAATCTATAGCGTCGCTGTCACCATCGGCGCAATCTTCGTCGCCAACGGCATCATCACCGGCGAACAGCTGGAGAAGTACCTTCCCGTCATTCCGGCACTCTTCGCGCTAGGCGTCGCAATCCTTAACGTCCGACCGCATGCAGAACCCATCAATATTGATGAGCTCGCCAGCGCGGTAGTCGCTCGAGCGGTGAACATCATGCCTGCGCCTGCTGCACCGGCTAACCCGAACGGCGACCACTACGACCCGACGGCTAGCGAGCAGCTCAGCAAGTATCTGCTCGACAAGCCCTCTGCTTCGCCCGCCCCCTCGGAGAAGTAGCGCTCACTAATAAGCCCCTTCAGTACCTGAGAATCAGGTGCTGAAGGGGCTTATTTTTTGTGCCCAAAGTAGTGAGTAAATAGTGACCTAGCCACCTACTACACCATGCTTCCCTTGAAATTACAAGGGAGTAAGGCATAACAGTAAACATCTCTTTATAATCCAGCACCCAAAAATGAGACTGGCATAAACGGGTATCTAACCGGCTAAATCACGGAAAAACACGAAGTCAAGCAAAAACCCACCCCAGACATATACCAGTGAGAGATGCCGCCCATATCGGAGAAAACAGGTTCACAAAATAGGGAGTAAATAGTGACCTCACGCCACCAACCCCTCCAACGCCTCAGCAAACGCCGCAGAATTAGACCGCGCCACATACGCCTGCCGCGTCATAGCCTCCGACGCATGCCCCAACTGAACCGAAGCCTCCGACAAACCCAACACCTGATCCAGATGCGTCGCCGTCGTCTTACGGAGCACATGCCACGTCACCCACTCCAACCCAGACCCAGCCAAAGCCTTCTTCAACTGAGCACGACTCGAGTTGTACTTCAACGGCGCACCCCTGAACTCAAACACGAACACGGCACCAGCCGCGGCATGCGCTCGCCGCCTCTGCAGCACCTTCAACACGAACGCCGGCACCTGCAGGGTCCTTGATTGATGAGTCTTCGTGTCCGCCTGCCACCCGGCGCCATGAATCAGCGTTCCGTTCACGGTCACCACGCCAGACTCCAGATCGACGTCCTCCCAGCGCAAGCCTGCACCCTCACCCCAGCGGCACCCAGTACCCAGCAGAACATCCACCAGATCAGCCAAATCACCAGAGACCAGCGACCGGAGCTGCTGAACCTGCTCCAAGCTCAACGCCTGCACCGCCTTCTTCGACCCCTTCACCGACCTCGTCGACAGCACAGGGTTATACGGCACCGCGCCCAGACGCACCGCCTCATCAAAAATCATGCGAAGCACCAGACGCCGATTATGACGCGCAGACGGGGCAGAAACAGACCCCAAATACGAATCCAAACCACCCGCCGTCGCCTCACGCAACTGCAGAGAACCCAAATCACGACTCACCGCCGCCGCCAATAACCGATAGTTCCTCACCGTATTAGTCGACAATGAACTATCCAGACCGCCCAGCCAACGCTCAGCCGCGTCACGAATCGTCATGCTCGCATTCACCGACTGACCAGCCGCCGGCAAGCTCCCCAACTTAAGCTTCAGCTTCGTCTCAGCCGCCGCACGAGTCGCCGCCTGCGCCGTCACATCACGACGCACACCACGCTCATCACGAAAATACGTGCGCGCCCGCCACGTCTTCGCCCGCAACCGCCGCACAGTAATCACACCATGCGACCCAATAGGCAACGGATCCCTCACCATCTTTCTCCTTTCCTCCCCTCCAACCACGCAGAGAGAATCCTCGGGGTCACATCCAAATCAGCCGCCGCAGCGTTCAAAGAATCAGGCGACACAGCCAACGCCGTCCGCACAGACACAGGATCAAGCAACCAGCCGGCAGCAGTCAGGTCTGCCCTGCGCTCGCGTTTGCGCGCGGCAACGTCGTCGATGGGGGCGTGAGTGTCGCCGTTGACGGCGTGTGCCAGCTCGTGCGCGATGACGCATCGGCGCTGGCGGTGTAGTAGCCCCGGGCTTGCGAGAATCGTCTTCGTTGTCTCGTCCCAGAGCGCTAGTGTGCCTGCAGGTAGGCAGGCGTCAATAATGCGGATACCAAGCTGGTTCGCATGCGTTTCGGGGTCATATGGAATTTGGTTCATGAAGTTCAGTGAATTGTCGGGTGCGCTATCCCTTTCTTCGCGCCCGCGGGTTGTCGTTATGCTGTCCAGTTGCCGTCGTCGGTAATGACCTTATCTGCGGGGTGTGCGGCTAGAGCATATCCGGCCTGCCTTGCAGCTTCGGCACGTGCCAAAATCTGCGCAGCCAGTTCCTTATCAGACGCTGAAGAGGTTTCTGCCGCCAGTTCTTTCTGCAATGCCGCTTCTGCGCGGAAACATACCTCAGCAGGACTCAGATCAAGCGCCCTACAGATGAGTTCAAACTCGTTCGTATTGAGTGGGGACGAATCGAGGTTCAAAGTCAGGGAAAGGCGATTGCGGCTAACCCCTGACAATTCCTCTAGCGCCCGCAGAGTCAGCCGGCGGCGTGATTGCGCGGCGCGCAGTTCCTCGTTCAGCAGTTGGCTAAAGCGGTTTGCGGGGCCAGTACTACGGCGGCCTGCGGTGGTTTTACGTTCTTGCTTCATGCACTCAGTGTATATAAAAACAAGAAAAAAATCTAGATTTTTAAAAAATTTCAGATTTTCGCTTGACTTGTCCCAAACCAGAGACATAAACTAATTACAACACCAGGAAAGGAGGGTGGCCATGAGCACCCGACAGATTGGCGAAATCCTAGCGGAAAATCTCTCGCTCGCACTCGCCAAGACCAAACTCACCCGAACAGAGGTGGCATCTAAAGCAGGCATTAGCCGAGCTCGACTCTCAGCCCTCGAAAACCACAACTCGCCAATCCGAGCCACTGAGCTCTGGAACTTGGCAGCAGTACTCAAAGTGAGCCCTGGCTGGTTTTTCGAGGAACACATTCCCGAACTAACCACCGCTTAATTTTTTTACCCCCTTGTCCCTAGTATGGGATTTATACACAGGTAAAGGACGTAAAAATGCTAACCATCCCTCACGAGGGGCTGACCATCTGGTCCCCCGACGAACTAGCCGAAGCGCTCGGAGTTTCCGCCACCACCCTCGCCGATTGGCGAACGGCACGCACCGGCCCCGAGTTCATCCGAACCACCACGGGACAGCGCGGAGGCCGTGTCTACTACACCTCAACCGCCGTCACCGCCTGGCTCACCCAGCTACCTGTCACTCACACCACCAACTAAGGAGAAACCAATGAAAGAACACCAGGAACACAAAGGCTCCCCCTTCACCATCAAAGTCTTCGCTCTCCCCCGAAATGGGGAGATCGTAGGCCGGGTCTTCGAACTCAAATGCGTCACCTGCGGGGAGGAAAAAACCAAAGCCGTTGAATCACTCAACTCCCTGGACATCAAAGAAGCACTTGATGAGCTCTTCGAAGAATCCAGGCTCCATGCCAGCTACCACGACGACACCAGCGACGCCGAATAAGCCAAGGACACACCACCAACTAAGGAGAAGCAATGACCACGAACGAAGAGAGCGAATCTCTCCGAGGAATCGGAGAAAGAAACCTCAGCGTGATCCGGCAGCTTGCCGCGGGGATGCACCTAGGCAACGTCGAAGTGGCTATCACTTACGACTCCAGAATCGACGTCAAAGAATTCACCATCCGAGGGCTCCTCCTACCCCTCTCCCCAGAGGAAGAGGAAGAAGCGAAAAAGAAGAGGGAGGAAAGGATCCGTAAGCTCCTCGACCAGTTGAAACAGGGATAACCACACCACCCAGGAAGGACTACACAATGACCGCCAAGACCAAGCGCGACCGCGCAGCAGGCCGCCACCACCGCCACACCGCAATCCAAGGCATTATCAACAACCACCAAGGCATCATCGACGACATCGCCAGCATCGACAACTCCATCGCATGCCTACAAGACGAGACCTGTAGCCTCGGCAGCCGACTCGACCACTGGTACACAATCCTCGACGAGAAGAACACCCACACCCGACAGAACGTCGCCTACACCATGCGGTGCGTCGTCGAGAACGAACGCAAACAAGCCGAAGTCGAAGCCGCTGTCGGCATCCTTCAGGAGTCCAGCAAGGAACACCAGACAGACATCGCCATCCTCAACCACACCAGCAAGGAGCACCAGGAAGCAATCGCCCAGCTCATCGCCTACACCAACAAGGTCCACGGCAAGCAGGTCGCACTCAACCAAGAAATCAACCTCCTGCAGGCAGAGGTAGACGACACCAACCGCCGCCTATTTCAGCTCGCCTGGATCACCGTCGGCCTCTGGGCAATCGCCGCCATCACCATCTTCGCCTACCTCATCACCACCCACTAAGGAACCCCCGACCATGGACACCACCCTCCGCACTGCACGCGCCCTCACCTGGGCATGCGTCGCCGCAGCCCTCCTCATCACAGGTATCGGCACCGCACAGGAAGACATCGCCCTCCGCGCCATCATCTTCACCGCCGCACTCATCCCCGCAGCCGCCGCAATCCTCATCGGCTCATTCATCCACGACCACACCACAGGAGACACCACCAATGACTAACCTTGTCGACCTGCCGCACAAGACCGCATACGAAGCCTGCAACCCCGACCACAACCTCATCTCCGAGGTGCAAGTCGCCGAGGACGAAGGCATCAAGATCCAGACGCTCCGCCAGTACTCGCACGCCTCCATCAAGGCCGCCGTGGGCTCCCGCCTCGACCCGGTCTGCAAGGACGAGGCAGGTATCCGCTGGTACGTCAGCGAAGACGTCGCGGCATGGAAGGTCAAGCGCGCCGAGACCAAGGCACGCTGCCGAAACCACATGCAGATGCGCTACCGCCGCCGCTAACCCCGCCCTCAGTAAATCAGGAAGAAACACCACCATGGGACATATCGCAGATAGCCTCCCGCACCCCAACGACTGGGAGGGAGAGAAGCCCCTCTACAGCGCTGCCGAAGCCGCCGTATTCCTCGGCGTCAAACCGCTCACCATCACCAACCGCGTCTACCGGCGCACACTCACCCCCGCCGCATGGAGCAAAGACACCGGGTACTGCTTCACCCGCGCCACCCTCGACCACGCGCTCCACCAGGCAGAAAAAGCCCGCCGCCAAAAGCGCGAGTACCGGCACATCATCCCCAACAAAGAACAGCTCACCCCGCCCCGCTTGAAGCGCTCCAGCATCGACTGGAACAACCCCTACGAAGGAAGGAAGAAATAACCGTGCCCACCATCTTCTCCGGCGTTGAAAACCGCATCGCCCAAGCCCGCGAACGCCACCAAGAACTACACCGCACCACCGCCCAGGGCGTGGCAGACTGGCGCACCCAAGCCGCCCGCATCACCACCACCGTCAATGCCCTCAACGAAGCCAACGAGGCACTCGACGCCAAAGTGAACGCAGTACTCGCCCTGTCCGTGCTCGCCGTAACCGTCAGCCTCATCGCACTCAAGAGGCGGTAAACCCCATGGCTGTCAAGAAGCTCTGCGGGGCATGCGGCAATGACGCACTAGAACGCAACCCCAACTGCGCAGCCTGCGGCAACAGGCACGCACGCTGGTGCAGGGCAGGAGACCCCCGAGGCATCCCCACACCCCGCAAAAACGTCTGCGCCGCCTGTGGGCAACCCGCCCACCAAACCAACCCCGACTGCAAAACCTGCATCAAACGCGAACAACGCAGAGCTAAAGCAGAAGGTAGGGAGCCCTGGATTCCCTTCATGACCACGAAGGCGATGGCGGCACCCCCAGTACCCGTCAACACGCTCACCACAGCGCGTGACGTCCACAACCACGAGACGCTCACCGGCTGGCTCACCGCCCGCCGCAACCGCCTCACCCCCACCCCGAAGAAAGGTAACGAAATGACCACCCACACCACCCTCACCGGCGCAACCATCACCGACGAGCAGCTGCAGGCACTCGCGCTCGAACTCGTCAACATCCAGGCAGACATCGCCGCGCTGAAGGAAGAAGCCGCCAAGATCGAGTCGACCCTCAAGGCCCTGCCGAACGGCAAGTACACCTGCGGCGACGCAACCCTCACCGTCTCCCACCCGCGCCGATTCAACGAGAAGAAGTTCATCGAAACCTACCCGGTAGACGCGTTCCCGCAGTTCTACCAGACCATCCGCAAGGTCGATTTGAAAACCCTCGCCCCGGCGCTGAAGGACCAGTTCGCCGAGGACTCCACCGCACGCCTCACCATCCGCTAACCACCCATAGGAAGGACACACACGTTGGTCACCCCCACCATCGCCAAACCCCCAGCAGGGGCAGGGCAGACAGAAGCCTACACCGCCGACATCACCGTCGCAGGCATCATGGGCATCATCACCGACTCCATCACCGCCCACCCCCGCAGCCTCCAACGGCGCATCGGACCATCCGAAATCGGCATGGACTGCACCCGCCGTCTCATCCACAAGCTCGCGGGCGACACCGAACCCGACCGCGGCATCGCCTGGAAACCCACCGTAGGCACCGCCTGCCACACCCAAATGGAAGAGTGGTTCGGAGCCCACAAGGACGAAGGGTACCTCGTCGAGAACCGCGTCACCGTCGGTCAGATTGGCGGTACCGCGATCACCGGCTCAACCGACCTGTTCAGCGTCAAAGACAAGACCGTCATCGACTGGAAATTCGTCGGCCCCGCCATGCTCAAGAAGTACAAGTTGCATGGTCCGAGCCAGCAGTACCGGGTGCAGGCGCACCTCTACGGGGCAGGCTGGGTCAACGCCGGCTACGAAGTTCAACAGGTCATGATCGCGTTCCTGCCCCGTGACGGTGAACTCGGAGACGCCTACTTCTGGTGGGAACCCTACCAGCCCGAGATTGCAGAAGCTGCGCTCGCTAAGGCAAACCAGCTGGTCAGCCTCATCAACGCAATCGGCAAGGACGCCACCTTGGCGATGTACCCGCTGTGCAATGAGCGGTTCTGCCCCTGGTGCCCTGCCGATAAGGCGAAGCAGAACGCCACCATCTAACCCCCAATTTTTTATCAACCCCCTTCTGAAAGGAAAACCCGTAATGTCCGCTTTCGATTTCTTCGCACCCCGCGCCAGCCATTCCTGGAAGTTCACCAACCCCGGCGACACCCACACCGGCACCATCACCGAGGTAAGCGACGCCCGCCAGGCCACCGAGTACGGTTCCAACGAGCTCGCCTACTGGGATAAGGAACGCACCCGCCCGAAGATGCAGGTCGCAGTCACCTTGGACACCACTGAGCGTGACCCGCAGGACAGTAATGACACTGGTAAGCGCACCCTCTGGGTTGTTGAGGACGGCCGCTCCGGCTCCATCCTCTCCGCCATCCGTCAGGCAGTGCACCAGGCAGGCGCAGGCACCATCGACATTGGCGGCCAGCTGACCGTGGCGTTCTCCGGTTTCGACCCGAACAGCAAGAACCCGGCGAACCCCCGCAAGATCTACGCCGCGTCCTACGTGCCGCCGGCACCGGCTGGTGGCATGTTCACCAGCCAGGCGCCCGCACAGCCTGTAGCGGCACCCGCAACACCCGCAGCACCCGCACCGGTCGCACAGCCTGCGGCTCCTGCAACCCCGGCACCGGTCCCCGCCGTACCCGACGCAGTCCGCCAGGCAGTCACCGCCCTCATCGGCACCGGCCAGGCTGATGAGCAGATCGCCGCAACCCTCGCCGGCACCGGCCTGCCCGTCACCACCGAGACCGTCGCCACCATCCGCGCCGCCGCATAGCGCCGCACATCTACCTTCACCGGTAACCCAACAGTGCCCCGCGCGGACTTCCACACACCAACCGCGCGGGGCACACCCACCCCAACCAAACCAACCAACCTGAAGGACACACGCCATGGGAACCCCCGTCACCCTCGAAACCGCCCTCCACCTACGCAACCACCGCCTCTCTATCATCCCCACCCGCC